CGACAAAGAGAAAATTTCACTTCTGGTGATGTGAAATAAAGGCGTTGAAGAAAAATACTTCAAAGCAACAGAGGGAGTGAACTGAGGGCAGCTTGGCCTGCGGCGGCGAGAGCTTTTTTTCCGATGTCTACGCCGGCGGTTTTCGCTATCCCCCACGCACTTGATAAAGCGTTCTTCATGAACGTTTTGACATTTTTCAGGTGATTAGGGTTGCAACCAGCCTGACTAATGCACCCCACATGGCGATAGACTTCTTCTTGAATGTCTGATGATCCAAAGCAGATCTCGGAACTGACAGCGGTGTTCGAAGGAACGTATTCGTACACTTTCTGAACTGTCAATTGACCAATCTCCACCATGCCATTGAGGGTTCCAGGGTTTGAAACCTGGCCAGCAATAACTAAGTGAGGCCACTCGTTAAGAAGGAACTTGCTGGGAGTGTAGAGGAAAGTGTCTTCTTTGTCCTCTGGCAAATAGAAAAGAGACGCACCGTTTTCGAATTTTCCATTGTATTTTTTGACACAACGGGAAAGTCCTTCAACGGTGTGGATGTCTCCTCCATTGACTGCGACTTGCGAGTATTTGTCGTAGATCTCAGAATCGCTACCACCAGGGAGAACGGCAGCTGCAATAGTTCCGGACGCATTAAATTTGTTCATGTCACATTCAAAGAGCATTTGAACGGCGACAGAAGAAAGTGTTTTCACTAATCCGAAGTTGAGAGGCGACAAAGCAGGAGAGAAATTGCCACTGATTGTCATTTCAGCAGCAGTCAGGGTTCCCGTGACGCTCATTGTGATTGCGTTTCCTTTGGCCACGCTGATATGCCAGACTGCGGTAACTGCAGTCCCGGCGAGATTCGTAGTAACATCAGGGGGGGAAAGCTGAGTGATGTCGATTCCGAAAGCCATGTTCACTGTGTTGGTCGGATTTGCAGTGAAGTCAGCATGGACCGTTATCGTATATAGACCTGGTGAGATACGATATGTGTTGAGGGTTGGTGTGTTGTTGATGTTCGAAAACTGATGTTCAGAATTGTTGACGTCTTCAATGGGGAAGTCGCCTAACAACGCACCGCCACCAATTGCTCCACCAGCAATGACCTTGTAGTAGAGTTGGGGGGTACCGAAGAGATAAGAGTAGTAGGGATCGTAACGCACATCGTCAGTTGAGTTGCCTGCGGCCGAACGGACCCAAGCAGTAGGACTAGAATAGTCAATAGAATCCCAGCCGTTAGAAGTGTCAAGAATTGAGAGGGCGTAGTTGAAAGGGTCAATGCCTCCGAAACGATTGCTTGTACTAATGAAAAATTTTCCATTGTTTTGAGGCACCGGATCGGAAAAGTTCGCGTAAACTTTTACCACTCTTTTTGAAAAAAGAAGTGCAGTTGATGCACTCACAGGTCGGGGGATTCGGGCTCCCGTACTGTCTGACCAAATCATAGTTTCCACCCAGCGAAGAGCATTGATCATTTCGCTCCTCCGCCTTGGGTTCGTACCACCAATCATCGACTCCCGAAGTTTTGAGGAAACACGAAAGCCTCCCGACTGCGGTTTCATAACAGGCTTCAAGGATTGCTCCATCGGGCCCGTCATAAACATAATCCGATTGGTACGCGCACGGATTTTCCTCTTCTGATTCCGAGTCTTCTTCGCACGTTTGCGGCTGCCATAGCCACTGTTGCTCGGACTTGTCTTCATATTTGAAAACATTTTGTTGAGAGTTTTTTGATCTTGGTCTGACATTGTCGTCGTTGTTGTTGTTGTTGTTGTCTCGCTCCATAAAGGATCTTTGTGAACTAAATCACGGCCTAATAAATTAGGTTGGGTAACGTTGTTTAAATCATCCCAACCTTCTTTTCTTGGTTTGTTTTTTAGAGCGAAAATCGGTCTAACACATTGAAGTGTCACCGAGTATTTGGGTGGTGAGTCTTCATCTTCGATCACAGTATACAGCATTTTACTGCCATCTTCCTGAATTTCGAAGAGGGAGCGATCATTGAGATCAGTTTGTTGAGCCCAGCGGCAGAAGTTGTGGCCGACTTGTTCTAAGTCGTCAGCAGACACGACGTGTCCGGCTTCTTGCATATCGATATTGTGACTCAAATCTCTCCAGAATTTGTCGTAATCAAGAGAGACGTTAACGATCTCAAGGTCAGTGATCCGCTCTTCAGCTTCATCCCACGCCTCAGGCCAGTGGAAATCTTCGTTGTTTGTTGACTGAAGAACAGTTTTAGGGCGCAGTTGTAAATACAATTCTGCGATTTTGTCTTCAGCAAGGAGCATGGTTCTCATCTCTTTGAGGCGAGGATCATTATTTCGGGTGTGTCTTTCCAAAATTTGATCACAAGCTTTGCACATAGCGATGAATAACTCAGTCTCAGGCCAGGATATGACTCTGAATGCACAGAATCGGGCGAAAGACTCGAAGTCACCATTTGGAGCTTCCAGGTGCAATGAACCATTGATTTTTGCCATTGGATAATAAGCAACGTAAGATTTGTAGTCATGCATCCACACAGCATAATGTCCCAAGAATTCGAAGTGGGTGGCATACTCAACCTCGATGTTTAAGACATCTTTAAAGAATTTTCGATCCATCTCAGGTGTTAGAACATTAGCGTCATTTCTGATGCCAATAACTGAGTCGTCACCGTATAGTTTCATTTTAATTTCACGGCGAAAGTCTTCAAGTTCGTGTCCTGAATCTTTGTCATGCAACATGACCCATTCAAGGAAACGGTAAAAAGTGTGGATGATGATGTTGTTGGTTGTTGTTGTGTAGAGTCCACTTTTCTGGATGTTCTTGATTTGGAGAACAGCTCCAGTGGGAAGGAGGATTAAAGAATTGCCAACATTGTTGGCCACACAAGAGACGGCATTGACAACGGATTCGTTGATCTCATGAAACTTGATACAACAAAGTCTCAATTTATAAACCGTGTTAATTGCTCGTCTAAGAACTTTGATGTCCCAACCAGCGATGTCGGAAAAAATTGTGCAGCACAACCAAAGAAATGCTCGACAAGGGTGTTCATCCCTCCTTTTAAGAGGGTACACCCAAGTGCTGAAAAGCTGTCATTGGAAAGATCGGCACCCATCTCACGCATTCTCACCTCTTGTTCTTGGAACAGGTGATACTCCAGGTTTAAAAGCTCAGGAGCTGCGGGGAACATGATGCGTGTTTTCTTCATCTTGACTCGTTCAATGTCACGAGTCTCGACTTTCGTGGCGACAGAGAAAATTGTTCTGGGGTTGTCGCCATTTTTTGCCTGTGAGAGAAATCTCTCGGTGTCAAAACAGCGATCGGGGTCAGAAAAGAA